TACTTGAAATCCTCCGGGCTGAACAGCGCGTAGCCGCCGATCTCGCCGTTCGGGCCCTTCTTCAGGGCATCGGTGGACTTGACCACCGCGTTGAAGCTGAACTCGGCGAACTCGTCGCCGGTCAGGTCGATGGTGTCGAACGTGAAATCGGTCTCCGGCAGGTACAGGCCGAAGGACAGTTTGTCGCCGTCATCGTAGGCGAGGACGAACAAGGCGAGCTTCTGCACGATCGGCTTGATGGGCACGATCACGCCGCCGTTGTCACCAGTCCAGCCGCCGGTGACCTTCTGCAGGGTCGCCTTGTCGCCCTGCACGCTGGCGCCGCTGACGGTGATGGTCGGGGCTTCGGTGGAAGTGCGTGCGGCGGCCATCAGCCACGTGTCGATGGTGTTGGTGTCGCCGCCGTCCTTGCTGAAGCTGATCTTGTTGGAATTGGACGTGTGGCCGAGATTATCCCAAACGGGAGTGTCCGCGGTGCCGACCTTCACACTACCGGAGTTCAACAGAAACTGTTTGACGCCGGCAGTCGGGATGGCGGTCTTGGCGGGGGCCGTGAACACGGTTCCTCGCGCGGCCTGAAGCAGCGCATCGCCGTTAATAGCCATGATGGTTCCTTTCGGATATTGGATTTGGGTAAAAGAAAAGGGCCGGCCATGTGGCCGACCCCTGTAGGTCAGATAAGGTCCCGCGCGTCCATTGATGCGTCGAAACCGTATTCCTTGATGTTCTTGCCTTGGTTCTCCTTGGCGTCGCTGCGACGTTGTGGGGAATCAATGCTGTTGATGCGGCTGATCTTGCCCGCCGAGGTCTTCTCCTCGAACGGCCATCCCATGACGGTGCGGTACAGGTCGCGGGCAAAACCGCTCGGATTGTTCGTGTCGGCGGCGAGAACGGTGAACGACACGGTGAACCGCCACAAGCCCCTGTCAACCTGTTGGCCGGGAGACACCTCATAGAGAATCACCCGGCCGTTCTCGGTCACGGCGTTCAGGTCGAGGTCGATTTCGCTGTACACTGCGACCGACGCCCAATCCTCGTTCGGATATTCACGGTTCAACAGTTCGTAGACGACCTGTTCGGCGTCGATGCTTTCCCTCACATCGATGGCGAGGTGTTTGAAGATGTTGTCCATGACGGCCTACACCTTCAGCTTCGACGCAACGTTGCGCATGGAATGCATGCCGGCCAAACGACGTCCGGCACGATTGTTGACGTAACCGAACTCCAAATGCGAGGCGATTTCCGTTCCCTCACGGCCTTTGACGCTGAGAACGACCGAATGGTCCTGCGCATGGCCGGGGCGGACGGAGACGTCGATGCGATCCGTCAAGTCCGCTCGCGCCACCGCATGATTACGGTCGTCAACCGTTCCAACCCCCATCTGCGTTTTGACCATGACGGCCGCTTTCTCGGCTGCGGCGAGGGTTATCGAGGGGCCGAACATGAGCGCCACGTCACGGCCTATCCCCGGTCTGATGGTCACGCGGCCCATCGGCGCCCACCTCCTTCGACCATACGGGTTCGGGGATGCCGCCGGGCACGTAGCCGCCGATGACCACGCGACGGCAGCGAACCTCCCAATGACGGGAAAGCACGCTGCCGCTGCCACGCCATGTCGGATAGCCATCGGCGTCATACCAGTCGCCCTTGTACCAGATACGCGAATGAATATCACCGGGCCACTGGCGTGCGAGAATCTGCAAGGGCGTGACCTCCTGAAGGCCCCCGCCGTTCTGCCCGGAAGGACTCTTGTCCTCGGCGCCACTGATGGAGAACATGCCGGCCTGCTGCGCCCGGCCTTCGACCGAACACACGACCTTCACCGGGTCGCCGACCTGCTCGTGATAGCCTCCATGCGCGTCCTGCACATGACGACGGTTGACCACGATCACGTAATCCGTATCGAACAACTGTTGGACGCCATGGCCGGTCAATTCCGTACGGTCGTACAGGTGACCTCCGCCCAGCTCGTCGATGTCCACCCCGTCGTAGAGGTGACCCATGTCATAGGTCTCCATAAGCGCCTCACATGCCGTAGGCGCGGTCGAGACCCATATGCACGGTACCCATCGGGCCCATCGAGTCGGAATGGCCTTCCAGCAGCGCCTTCTCACGTTTCGACACGTACAGGTTCATGGAACCGTCCTTGCCGGGCGGATTGTCCTGCGCATCGAAGTTCGTATACGAGTAGCTGCCGTTCGATTCGGTCTTGAACTGCCGGTAGCGGACGACACGCAACACCATCTGGCTCACCACATAGCCAAGCGTGCGCTCCTTCAACAGGCCGTTCTGATAACGCGGGGCCACGTTCTGGCATTCAGCCTGAACCATGTCGGCAGCGACCCCGCACTCATTGAGCAGCCATGCGTTGGGAAACCGGTCAAGGAGAAGGTCGGGCTGGTCGAGCGCGTTGACACGCAACCATTTCAGCCAGTCGATGGAATCGATGGAAGCCACGACCCCTCCTTACTATCCGAGGACGGAAACCTTCGCGGTGCTGACGGCCTCCTGCAGGATCGGCATCATCGTGCCGTTGGCCCACAGGTCGTACTTGACCGGGGCGCCACCGGAGAACATGGCTCCGATGAAACCGTCGTTCACGCTCTTGTTGATGCCGTATTCGGGATCCTGTCCTTCTGCTGTCGGGCCGGAGGCGGTGAAACCAAGACCCGTATCGTTGAACGATGGGAACATGATGAACGTGCCGTTGGGGATCAGCGTGTTCGTGTCCACCGGCATCTTGAAGCCGTTGTTGACCTCAAGGTCGGTGTACAGCACGTCGATCATGCGCACGTCGGCGAGGCCGCAGGCGGTACGCAGCACGTCCAGCACTTCGGCGCGGGTCAGGCGCGGCTTCGAATTGGCAAGGGAAACGCCCGTGTATTCGGTGATGAACGACTCGTTGGTGCGCAGCGCGTCGATGACCTTGCTGGTGGTCAGCGCGGCACCCGGAGTACGGCCACGCTCCTTCTTGATGGCGTCCACCCACTTCTGCACGTCGGTGACCGGATCGGACTTCACGTCCGACCAGACTTTGGCGGGAGTGAGCTTGGAGATGCTGGTCGGACGGTCGAACGTCCACGTGTTGGCCTTCAGGCCGTTCTCCTCGACGGTGATCTTCGCGTCCACCATGGCGGCGATGCGGGCCAGTTCGATGCGTACGGCGGCTTCCTGGCCCAACTGGGTGAGGATTTCCACGGCCTTGTCATGCAGCCACGTGGAATCGCCCGTGTGGTTGATGACGTCGCGTTCGGAGATGTGGCCCATCTTCGACAGCGGGATAAGGCCCGTGTAGTTCTCGCCGGACTGGGCGACGGTCTTGCCGTGAGCGGCCTCCGCGTCCCAGGCGCGGAACTTCATGGCGTCGGTCTCCTTCGGCGGGATGATCTTCTGCCACGTCACCGTGTCCTTGCCGTCATTCGACTTGACGGGGAACACGGAGCCGAACGGCAGCAGGCCGTCGATGAAATCGAAGCCGGACTGCACCACACCCGACGCCTCGGACGGGCTGATGATGTTCTTTTCCAGGGTTCCACTCATTGAGGGTTCCTTTCAGATATACGAAAGCCCGCCACAATGGGCGGGCTTATAAGGGTTGTTGGATTGGTTACTTGGCGATGCCGGCTGTCTTGAGTGCGGTCACGATGTCCGCCGCGCTGGCGCCCGCCGCGATGGTCACCTGCTTGACGCCGCCGAGCGCGTTCGCCGTGGCGGCGGGCAGCGTGTAGGCGGGGGGAATCGTCGGCTTGTCCTTCAGGCTGTTGTAGGAGCCGTCGAAATTCGAGTTGCCGGTGCCGGCGCCGATGGCGGTGCGAGCTGCGGCGGCATCGTTGGCGGTCAGGATGCTGCGGCCGACGGTGGAGGCGTCGGTGATGTTCGCCGCGGTGACCGTTGCTGGAACCGTGATGTTGGAGGTGGCCGAAGCGTTGGACAGCGGGGTGACGGTATCGTCCTCGATGTCGAAGAAGCTGCCGCCCCACACCGCGCCGTCGGCGGGAACGACCGGCAGCTTGCTCTTGATGATGTCACCACGGTAGCGCATGCCGACGTTCGCACCGTTGACCACATCCCAGCCGCCGAACGTGACGTTGATCTCCACCATGCTTTCCAGCAGGCCGGCGATCTTGTTCTGACGGCCATCGGTAGCATTCGGGTCATACGGGCCGTATTCGCCGCTGGCGGTGATCTTGGCCAGCGGGATGCCGCTCTTGATCCAGATGGTCGTGGCCTTGTCGCCCAGGCCGGTCAGGTATTTGTCGCGCTTCGTCTTGTCGTTCACGTTGAACGTGGACAGGTCGAGGGTGACGCTCACGGTGCCGTCATCGGTGTGGTTGCCGAAACGCCACTCGTTGTTCTCCTCCACGGTCACGATGCCGGTGGAGCGCACATTCTCGTATGCCATGTGCTTTTCCTTTCGATTGAATGTTTGTGGTTACTTGGCGGAGCGGGCTTGGCGCCTCTGCTCCTGACGTGCCTTGGCGGCGGCGTATCCGTCCGCGAACGAGCCGGAACGAATCTTCGGGTCTCCCTCGCCACGGGTACGTGCCCCTTGTTCGGCCTTCTCCCGCACAGGTTCTGCCTTCACCGGAGACGTAACTGGATTGAGTGCCGCGTATTTTTCGGCCCATTCGGAAATCTTCTCCGGTTCGGTCTCACCGCACAGGGCGAACACGTCATCGCTGATCTGCGGGTGGGCCTTCTGGGCCTTCATGCGCGCGTTTTCCACCTGCAAGTCATGCAGCTGGCTCTGGGACTCCTCGTAGGCGGCTTCGGTCTTGCGAAGCTGCTCGTAGTTGTCCTTGGCCTGCTTCTCGTGCTTACGGGACAATGCCTTCCAGTCGGGGCCGTTTTCCGTCTCATCGACACTGTTCGCGGCAAGTTTCTCGGTGGTCACTGCGTTGGCGATGATGCTCTGGGGGGTCACGCTATTGGCGGCGAGATTGGAAGCGGTGATGGGACCAGTGATCGAGCTGTTCGCGATGTAATCCGTACCGGTATTGGCCGTGACGGTCTGACCGTCGTTCTGAGAACCGTCCGTGACGGTCTGATTCTCCTGATTGTTAGCCATGATGGCCTTTCTTGGTTAGGCAGCGGTGCCGAGCATCGACTGCACTTGGTTGAGCAGGGCACGTTGGTATGCCCATGATTGCCTCAGATGGATCGACGGCTTGAACCTGTAGGTTCGGCCCTCGTATCTGAAGTGGACTTCCTTGCCGGTGTCGGACACCTGCTTGTAGCGTTTGGAGAACTCGATCGCACGGTCCTTCATCCGCTGGAACTGTTGGAGCGTGGTTTTCCGGTCCGGCGTGGTCCACTTGTCGGAATCCTTGCCGGGAACCGGGTTCGGCGTATCCCTCGCGTCCTGCGCCATGAGGATCGGGCCGAGTTCGCCGTGCGTGATGGTCTTGACCCTCACGTTCTTCAACGCCGCCGCCGTGGTGCCTCCGGCCTGTTCGTAGAGCTTTTTGAGATCGTCGGAGTTCAATTGGAATCCGGGATCGTAGTCGGAGCCCGCAGGGGCGACGCCGCACTTGCAGTTCGCGTGCAGGGGGAGCAGGGCTGCGGTCGAATACCATCGGTCTGCGGCGGCTATGCACAGGCCGCACGAACCGGAACGGGAAAGCTCCGGATGAAGCACCCTGCGGTATTCGAGCACCTTGCTGCCGCGATACCGGCCCAATGTGGCGTCGGTGGAGGCCCGTTCCACGTTGTCCCACACGTTGGTCTGCAATTGCTGCAACGCGGATTGCAGCCACTTGTTGACCTCATCGAACAGCTCATCACCCTTCTTGGGCCATGTTTCCGGCCTTATGCCGGGGTTCTTGACGGCCTCGCCGCGATAGTCTTCTGCGGGGCGTGCGGCCACCAGCCACGGGTCGGTGTTGACCCTCGGATAGACGAGCTGCTGCACATTGCCGGCGGGAGCGACGCCCACCATGCGCAGCGTCTGGTCAGCGTAGCTGATTCCCAGCCTGCGCACCTGGCCTATCAGGGCGAGTTCCAGCAATGCGAGCCTCGCGGCTGCGCCGTAGGTCACGGCGTCGTTCCACCAGTCGGCTGGCGTGAGGCTGAGCCACATGGTGCGGGCCAGCCTCACATACTCGTTGACGAGCCTCTGACGTGAGGATTGGAGCGCGTTGGATGCGACCTCCAAGGTCATAACGGCCATCATTCACCGTCCACGGTCGGGGGCTCATCCGCCTGCACCACGTCGTTTTCACTCGTGGTATCGGTGAACGCGAGAGAATCCGTCTCGTCGGGCAGGACGCCCGCCGACTGCTGGGAGGTCTTGCCTTCGATCATCGCGTTCTCGGAGGCCATGGCCTGAGCGAACTGCGTGTCCATGAGGTCCTGCATGGCCTCGGCTATCTCGATCTCGGTCATGCCGTAGCTGCGGCGCATGTTCGTCTTGACGGGAAGAATGCCCTTCGAATAGTTCGCGGCCTGAGCCTGCTCCAACTGTGATGGAGGGTTGATGGGCTTCCACACGGTCTCGAACCGTTCGCCGGCGGCGCTGTTGCCATCGGCCTCCAACGCCATGCGCATGAGACGGGTGAACCCGTCATTGGCACGCGCGTTCATGTCCTCGACCTTGAACACCAGACCCTCGCGCTTGAGCTGTGCGCCTTCCGCGCTGCCGGAAACGTCCGGGCTGAGAATATCCAACGGGGTGCCGGAGGAGGCGGCGAGATGCTTGATGTCGGAAGCCACGGCGGTGATGAGCGGGTTGATGTCCGTGACGCCGGACTCCCAGAACTTCGCGTCACCGGGAACCAGCCACAATGCGTCGGGCCCCTGCTGGAACAGATCCTTGTAGTCGATCCGGTCTCCGGCCTGAGCCAAACCGTCACGAACCTGCGGGTCGGACTCCTTGTAGAACTGAGGCATGTTGCTCATCGACACGGCACGCTGCTTGAACGCCTGCAATTCCTGAATGCAGAAACGCTGGAAACGCTGCTGGTCGATGCTGCCCAATGTAGGGATATGCGGCTCGAACTGGCCCTTGCCGCCCGGCGCGTGCATGCGCACGATGGGAAGGCATTCGCATTTCTCCGCGAAATCATAGGAGCTTTCCGCACCGCCATCCCATTGGAACGTGGGTGACAGCATTGGATGAATCTTGGAATCGTCGTTGGCGATGCCGTATATCTCCTCCTCGTCGCCTTCTTCAAGGAGGCTTCGGGAGTCGGTCTCGTTGTAGGCGATGCGGCAGTAGACGTCCTTCACGCTGCCGTCATCATTGCGTATCAGACGGTAGAGGGCGAGATATTCGCAGCCCTCGCTGGCCTTGTACCAGTAGTTGACCGCCGAATCCTCGTCCGAGGAGACGTACGTGTTCCACGGGCTGAGCACCGTGATATGCGATGGCAGCTTGTTCTTGTTGACCAGTGCGTAGGCGTTGCCGTATATGGCGAGATCGTGGAACATCTGACGGCTCTTCAATTCCATGCGGCACTGAGACCACATGTCGTCCGCCTTAGTGGAACGCATCGTCTTGTCGGCGATGAGCCGGAACCCGGTGGGCCGCTGGCGGTGTATCACCGCATCGGCGATGGCCTTCGCCAAATCCAATTGACAGATGGAGACGAACCTCTGGTAGACCGCGTAGCCGGACTGGTTGGTGCTTTTCGGAATCGATTTGACCGGCACCTGCTCCTTGCCGTCATAGAACGTCTTCAACGTGCATAGGGTCGGAATACGGGATACGAGGCCGTTCGCCAGCTGGGTCAGCAGCATGGCATCGCCGTCAGGCTCCTCGTCGCCGGGGATAAGGCTCTGCAGTTCGGCCAATGCGGCCTCCTTTCATCAGATTCACCAGACGCGCACGGGGGCGAACGACTCCTCTTCGTTGGAAACGGCGGCACCCAAGTAGATGTCGCGGGCACGGTAGGCGAGGAGCCCGGCCATGGCGGCGTCGATCTTATGAGGGCTGTTCGGGGTCTCCTTGAACACGAGGTATCCTTCGGGCTTGTCCTTGCGGCGTCCGTTGCGGAAATGGTCGATGAGCCGAGGGTCGGCGAACAGTTGGATGTTCGTCACATCGGGCTCGTCGTATTTGGATATGGTTCTCATGGGCTCGTTGAACGCGGCGCGCATGGTCTTCAGTTCGCTCATCACGTCACGCTTGTAGCCGTTCATCGGGAAGCGGATGTGCGAGCCGTTCGACCTCGGATACACCTGAAGCCTGTCACCGTAATCCAATTCCCATTGCGCGATGTACGGCTCCCATTCGTCCGTGTCCGCGAACATGCCGACCACGTTGTAATGGTTGAACACCCAACGCACCCTGCCGTCGAAGCTGTCGCGGTCAACACGCCATTTCGCGCCCTGAGGGCCGTCCGGCTTCTGCTCCAATTTGATGAGGAACAGCATGCCGTCACGCACCCTGCAACCCACCAACGCGGTGGAATCATCGGACACGGAGCCATCGAAGCCCAACGTGATTTCATCGGTGTCGGAGACCACCTGCTGCCAAGCGTCGTTCAACCGGTTCAGGTCACGAGAGGCGATGGCCTTGTCCACAATGTCACGATGAACCGCATGCGATTTGATCATGTCCTCGGTCAGCCACGCATCCACGGCGGAAGCCAGCGAGTTCAAGTAGAACCTGATCGCGTTGTTCGGATCATATGCGGGGTCGAGAATCTTCTTCACGGTTCGCCGCAGATCGCACCAACCGTACTTCGAGGGGCCGGGCTCCACGCCCTCGTCCCTCAACGACCAGCCTTCGGCGGAACGCCCATCGGGGCCGACCGGCACCATGCGCCCATCGGGAAGGAAGATGTAATCCTTGCCGTCAGGTGATTTCATCGCGGAACCGTACGCCTCGTAGATCGCATACTCAAGCTTCTCGTCGTCGGCGAAATCATCCAACGCCAAGTCGGCGTAACGATGGTCGAACAGCAGGTCCTCCCAGCCACGCAGACGGCCCTCCATGAGATCATGCGCGGTCTTGAACGCGCGTTCGGCCACGCTGTCCTCGCCCGGCTGATACATGGTCGTGGTCATCAGATACCACGGGTCTGCGGCGACGCCACGCTTCGTGAGATTCTGGGTCATGATGTCGAACAGGTCACGCAGACGCTTGTTGTTGTACTGGTGAACCTCGTCGAAGCACACGAACGTCTGCAGACCACCGTCCTTGCTTCGCGCGGCGGCTGTCGAGTATCGAATCTCCATGCCGGTCTTGGGCCACAGGATACGGGTCTTGCCCGCGTCCATGCCATCACCGGCCAAAAATCGCAGATAGCCTTCGGTGCAGTTGTAGTAGATGGTGTCGTAAACCTCGCCAGTCTGCTCCTCAGCTGTAGCCAAGCAGACCACGAGCGGCGATTTCACCGGACGGCCCATCGGCTCGCCCTTGCGATACGTATAGGTCTTGCCAAGAAACGTGTAGGTTTCCCCGCCTTTCGCCCAACCAGCGAACCGGCACGGGCCGAAAGCCTCGAACATCGCTATCTCGGCGGCGAAACCGCTCTTGTTGCAGCCTTTCGGACGTGCGAGGAACACCTGTCCGAACCTGCGCCGCCCATTACGGTCAAGCGCATAGCAGTCGATGATGAACTGGAAGTATTCGGGGGAGTGGCGGATACGCATGCCCTTCGCGTCTCCGCGCCCGATGAGCGTGAACGTCTCAATCCACCACACCGCCAGACGGCCCAGCGAACGCTGCCTGTCCTTCGCTGTCAGCTTGGGAATGACGTCATGCATCAGAGCACCGCCCGCGCACGATCATCGAAATCGTTGTTCAGGTCATCGGGAATCTGGAAGCCCACGATCCCAGCGGCCATGTCGTTGGCCTGCGACTCCTCCATCTTCAGTTTGCGTTTAGCGTCGGGGGTATCACCATACTGGTTCATGGACTGGCGCATCTCTGGGGCCAGACCGTCATAGGAGCGTTTCTTGATGCTCTTGTCCATGACGGCCAGCTTGTAGAAGAAATTCCACCACTCCCATTTCGTGCGCAACTGGCGCGCCTGAGGGGTGCGGCGGAAAGCGTCATAGTATTTGCGGACGAATGGGCTCCACACGCCGTCAAGAAGATTCAGTTCGGAAGCGTCCGGTAGTTCGGGGCCGATGGGCTCCAATTCCTCGAATGTCCAATCCTCCGGCACCTCGGCCAGCGGCGCTCCGACCTCATAGCCGCCACCCGTCTTGGGCTTCGCCGCCTTCCTTCCGTTCCCAGCCATGACTCACCAGCTTTCGGCCTATGACGGGCTTCGTTCTGCAGAAGGCGCGTCAGACGTGGCGTCGCACGCACCTGTAATGGAAAATCGCCCGATTCTCGAACGATGGCTCACCACCGTCCTCGGGCGGGACAATCCACGCGGGAGTACCGGCGTCCGGACTGTCAATGTCTTTTGAAACAGGCTTGCCGCACCCCTTGCAAGTGCCATCACACTTGGCCCAGATATCAGCCTCCGTGAAAGCCCCATACGTCATGCTCCGCACAGGCTCGGGAGTCAAAGGCTCCGATTCGATAATCGGATTGGGGGCACTGGCCAATGTTGTATACGGGTGCTTCGCCCGAAACCGTTGAAACCGCTTGCGACAAGTAGGGGAACAGAAAATCTTCGAGCATCGGGTCAACTGGAACGCCATACCGCACATCGGACACACACGGGCACGGATAGGCGTCACCGGCCTACCGGAATAAGCCTTGCGATTGTAATGGCTACGGCACAATCCATCGGCCGCGGCAAGCTCGCCGCAACCCGTTACGAGACAGTCCGTCGATACGCCGGATGCGAATACCATTCCTCTTCCTTCCGACGCTCCCTGTTCTTACGACGCTGTTCGGCGGACTCCTGACAGGTTTTCTGCTCGTGATGGTATTGGCACAGGGATTGCAGGTTCTCGGAGGAGTCATCGTCATGCGACGGGTTGCGAACCTTGTGATCCACTTGATTGGCCGGACGGCCACAGATATGAGTGAAACCGAACTCGTCGGTCACCGGCCACTGGCAGCGATGATGGTCGCGCTCCAATATCAGCTTGCGAGTCCGCTCCCAACCCGGATTGAACCGTTCCCTGCGATTCGAACTCGACCAAGCCATGACGACTCCTTGATAAAGGGGACGGTGCCGTCCGTTGCGCAGCATAAGCAGCGAGAGAAAGGACGTGTTCTGCGGTCGGACGGCACCTAGAGGCAATGGCCGGACTCGAACCGGCGACCTGACGCTTACGAGGCGTCCGCTCCACCAAACTGAGCTACAATGCCATGCCTCCCACTAGAGGAAGGCTATTCAGTTATTGCCGTACGGCATGGCGTGAAGCCGCCGCCGGCGACTGGCGATGACTGAGAAGCTGTCACCGCCAAGAGCTGCCTCTTCTCAAGGCATCGCATACCCGGGAAGAATCGAACTTCCGTAACCGGTTTTGGAGACCGGTGCCTGAACCACTCGGCCACGGGCATATAGGTCGTAATATTTCGCTCGTCAGACGTCCGACCAGCCGTCTCCGCGGAGAGAGTGGGAGTCGAACCCACACGCCCGTAAGGGCAGACTGTTTTCGGAACAGTTGCCGCCGCCAATCGGCTGGCCTCTCCAAATCTCGCAACGCGCCGCACGAATATAATGCGACGATCTCCGGGCGCTACCCGACGTTCTCTGCGACCGGGGCACCCTAGGTATTCAGCCCCAGTCCTGACAACCAGATATTTGGCACTACATTGCGATTGTGGCGGCAGGGAGAATCGAACTCCCATTGCCAAAGGCAGTCGGGTTACAGCCGACGCGCACTCCACGTGCCTACCGCTAGACCCCGATTGTGGCGCGACCTGTAGGTCATCCACCCCCAGCCCCTACGTAGCAGACCAGATCGGGAAAACAAAGGCCGCTTCATAGAAACGACCTAGGAAACTCCTTCTACGACATGTAGATGAGCTAAGAATTGCGAGGTGGTGGATTGCGTTTTACCACCAACGCCGAGCATGTGATGCACTAACCGTGTACCGCTGTAGCGTTCCTCGTCACACTTCCCCCGCTAAAGGGTGCCGCTAAGCCGTGACGCAGCCTTAACCCGGCATACATGCAATCCGGGTTTATTCAGCCAACCTCATAAAGCACCAAGGGAGCGACCCTCGATACTTCGCGGACGGTGCGAGATTCGAACTCGCGGAACGCCAAAACGACGTTCGGCGGCTTAGCAAGCCACTGCAATCAACCGGACTCTGCCAACCGTCCACACCGCGCCCCGGTTCAAGAAACGACACCAACACTGTCTGTTGATGTGATCTAAAGGCACGGCAAAAACAAAACCCCGACGCCAATGGCATACGGGGTGAATAATAATTTGTCAGGAATCTGAGCCTTGCTCCAATCCCCGACAATCCATCTACACGACAGTTTACTCATAACAAGCGTTGCAACAAGCGTTGCACAGAAACCGGAAAAGACCACAGCCCGAAAACCGTTGCAATCATTGGTGCGACACACCATGTCACGCTAATTCAAAAAAGTCTGGGAGCGGCATTCACGGGCGAAACCAGACACCTAGCGGCCAAATGTTTAACGGGTGCCGGTACCCCTCTCCACCCCTATGTTGGCGTGTCGTGGTGGGGTGTGGTGGTATCCGCGTGTGTGGTACCCGTGTGCGCGTGTGCGTGTGTGCGTGTGTGCGTGTGTGCGTGTGGGCGTGTGGGCGTGGGTGTGGGCGTGCGTATGCGTGCGTATGGGCGCGTGCGCGTACATGCGTGGGCGTGGGACTGTATGTCAGTGTGAGTGTGAGTGTGGTTGGCTCATGTTTTGTTGATTGTTGCATGGTGCAACTGTTGTATATGCAACCATGTGAGTATGTGGTGGCGGCCTGGACTCTGTGGCGCGGTGGGTTTTTGTAGTGGTTGTGGTTGTTTCGACACGCCGAGGGATGCGAGTGTTTGCAATGGGTTACGTGGTGTCGTGCCATACCTGACTTGCTATACGAACGTATACCGAGTACAGTATGAATCACGCAAGGCAACAAGCCAAGCGAGACACCGAGGTTCAAGGTGCTAGACATACAGTCCGGCTCTACCGAGGTCGTCAAGAGAGTTTGAGAATTGAATAGTGTTACTGATACCCAGTCAAGGACTGGTGAGGGATAGCGAAGCAAGGCAAAGGCCTTGCGAGTAGTGCGGGGGCCGCTGGAAGAACGCGGCGCGATGGCATCAGAAACTCCGTCTGCGAAACGAGCCAAAGGTATAATTGGGCTCACTGTAGCGAGTAGCGAGGTGAGCCATGAGTCTTAGGGAATTACGGCAGAAACGCGGGTTAACCCAGCGTCAACTAGCTGACAAGTCAGGCGTGCCGCATACGCGAATCGCCGCGACTGAGACCGGGTCAAGGCCTATCGAGAATATGAGTCTTGGCATGGCTATCAAGTTGTGTGACGCGCTCAAGGTCAGTAACCCTCGCAAGCTGTTAGAGGCTGACAAGCCGAAAGAAAGCGACGCTAATTAGGCGTGCGCATGCCCTAATCAATTCAATTCTTCGCCCGACTGTAGGCATCGTATGCAGTCAGCCTAGCTCACTGGGTTTACCCCATAGTCTAGGCACTGGGTCGTTTGACCCTCGGTTGTTCCGTTCGGGACATAAAGCGAAAGCCGCAAGCGTTCACAGCACTTGCGGCTTTCGTGTTCCCTACGGAACTTGGCCCACACAAACGTGCGGGTCATCCTACAACCGAGAGGATATTAACCATGATATATGGTCTCGGCACCGTATGGCGCTGCGATTGCTGCGGCGAATACCATACTCTGCTAATCATAGACGATTACCCTAGGGTGATTGTCCTGATTGATGGCGTGGAAGTGCTGACGCTGAACGTCGGATAACACGCTATCGCGCCGGGGGTTCGTCCCCGGTTTCCTCTCGGTTGTATCAAACGTAAATGCCCCGCAAGTGTCGGTAGCGCTTGCGGGGCTGACCTTTATCTGCAATCAATAGAGGCGGTACCCAGTGTACTGCCTCACATGGAAGTGAGGACTATCATGCGTAAGAAGTTTGTTGCGGCTGTTGCCGCGTTCGCCGCCCTGTGCGGCATGGT